TTGTTTGGTGGCTTCCACACTCTGGTGTGTCAATCAATATGTACGTGTGCTTCTATACGAGAGCTTTTTCCACAGCGGTATTTTTAATCTGGCCCGCCAACCTTAGGTGTTGGAATGTTTTGCCTTAACGTGGTGTTCTAGCAGTGCCTGTTTGAGTTTTTCTGATCCGCCTACTCTAACATTAATGATACCGTTATAGTAATCATCAGTTTCAAGTACTCGCCTGTCAAACTGCTCTCGTGCCTCTATGTAGGACATTTCGCCCCTACCTTTACATAGGTATAATATTTCTCTTGTAAAATGCTTTTCGCCTAGTTGAGCTACATCTGCGTTTAGTCTATCTGAACTACCATAATAAGTTTTCCAGTCTGACTCTTTGTAGCCTCTACGCTTGTTCTTTCTGCCTTTGAGTGGTGGTTTAGTAGTTTTAAATTTTGCTAACTTTTTGCCTATATACTTTTGACCAGTTTTTTTATTTGTTATTAGATAAACAAAACCTTCATATTCGTCTGGTATAGTATCTACTTTTTTACCTTTATAAGTCCACTGCATGAGTATACTTATATGAGCCTAGGAATTATTGCCTTCTTTTTTGGTATTATGCTTTATATGTATTTCGTCCATACGCTGTTTTGCAAGTATGCGTATTTCACGTAACCACTTTCTGCTTTCCCTGTGTGTTCTTACACTGTTTCTTGCCTCAAATTTTTCGTTAGCCTTAAAGTAAGCCATATATGCCTTAGTTAATTTGTCGTGTATATCATCATCAATCATAATACACAGCCTGTAGTTCTATTGGATTACTGCCTGTAGCATGTGCCGCTATCTTTGTAGTACAGTCTCCGCTTATGCCTTTTAATAATGCTCTTTCTAGTTTTGCTTGCCTATATGTTAGATCGTGATTTATTTCTTTGATTATATCACTGGACATAAGTCCTTTAACAGTTTGTAATGCAATTATACCTTGTCCTACAGCTGGTACAATTGGTAATCTAGTATATTCTCTATCAATGCCAAGTACTTGAATCCCAGCTTCTGCTAGTATTATAGCATCATAATCGCCGTTGTCAAGTTTTTCTAGTCTAGTATCTATATTTCCTCTAATAGGTTTAATAACAACATTTAGATTAGAATACAATTCTTCTAGTTGTGCTTTGCGTCTTGGACTACTAGTGCCTAAAACACAGCCGTCAAACACATTGCCTAATAATACATCGTGTGGACTGTTACGTTCTAGTACAGCACTAATTTCTAATAGTGGATGTTCAACATCTCCGGGCATATCTTTTAAACTATGTACAGCAACGTCAATAGTACCATTTAATAATTCTTGCTCTAGTGCATTACAAAATACACCTTTGCCTCCTATTTCATTAATAGGAACGTCAGGGTTTAAATCTCCTGCACTTTTAATAATAATAATTTCTGTATCACAAGAAAGCTCATTGCACACACGTTCTGCATATGCTAATGCTAGTTTACTTCCTCTAACACCAACTCTTAAAATCATTCTACTACTTCAACATCATTTTCGTAATTAGTAAATCCGTTTTCTTTTACAACTTTTAATATATGATTAACTCTACCTACAAGTTCATCTTTGTGTGAAATTAGGAAGATGTTTTTATCACGTTCTCTAGTCATTTTCTTTAACACACTTAGAGAACCTTCAACTCCTGCTGTGTCCATACCACTATCAATAAGTTCGTCAATGAACAGTAAATTAATATTTTGATACAAACTTTCCCAAACATCGCGGAATGCAAAACTTAATCCTAGGATCAGTCTGTTACGTTCGCCTCTTGATAAGTTATCAAAGTCTAAGTCTTGACCTAGCTGTGTAATTTCTACATTTAGATCGTTTTGAAATTGTACCTGATGCGGCAATCCTAGTCTATCTAAATAATACGATAATCTATTGTTTAAATACATCAAGTTTTGATCAATAATTTTCTTACGAATAAAACTATCTTTGTTTGTAAGTAACCTTTGTAGAAAGTCTTGATGTTCACGTAAACTAGTTAACTCGTTTACTTGATCCCAACTAATTTCTTGTATTGCTGTTTCTTTTAATTCATCAATTTGTGCAGTGTACGGATCAGACTCGCCCAGTTTATTTTCTAATGCTGACTGAAGTTGCTCAACATTTTGTCTATGATCGTATGCTTCTTTAGCAGTTTCATAAAACACTGTAGGCTTGCCATTAATATCGCCTATTTCTTCAAGTGCTTTTATTACGTCAGTACATTTAGCATTAATCTCTTGTGCATATGTTGTTGCATCGTCTAATTCTTTTGATTTGCGTTCTGCAATCTCTGCTTTTTTGTCTGCATGTAGCTCTTGTCCACATGTATAACATGTTGCATCATCAAGATCTGCGATGTCTTTATTAGCTTTTTCAACAGACTTGTTTGCACGTACTAGTGCAGGCTCTAATGTGCTTAATTCCTTTTTTAGAGCCATAATAGCATTGTTATGTTCAGTCCAATTTGCTAATTTTTCATGACTATCTAATTCAACATCAATATTTAAATGTTCTAATTCGTCAACTGCTTTTTGTAATGCTACAACATCTTGTTGCTTTTTATTATTCCATGCACTCTGTTTTACTGTTAAACTTTTAATAGTTTCTTCAATAGCTGAGTTTGCTTTTTGTACAGCATCTATGCGAGCAGTTTCTGTGTTTATTTCATCTTTAATGTTTTTAACTTGCTCTTTTAATGTATCAGCTTTTTCACTAAGAATAGTAATACCTAATAACTGTTCAATAATTGCACGTTGATCGTTTTGTCGCATTGACAAAAACGGCTCTGAGTAAGTGTTCAGTGCAACAATGTGCTTAAACATATCATGACTCATACCTAGCAAGTCACTTATAAATTCTTGTGTTCTACGACTGTCGCCTTGTGACTCGTCAGTAAGTTCTTGTTCTTGATTATTAATAAAGAACTTGAGTACATTAGGAGAACGACCTCGTTCAACTCTATAATCTTGTCCGTCTTTTTCAAAGTGTAATGTAACTAACATGCCCTTGCTGTTAGTTTTATTAATTAAATTGTTTGCTCTAATATTTGTAAGTGCTTTTCCGTACAATGCATATGATAATGCATTAATGATAGTAGTTTTACCAGTACCATTACGTGAACCACTGTCATCACCACCTTGGTCTAAGTTTTCACCGAGAACTAGGGTAAGATTGTCTTTATTAAAATCAACTGCTTGGGTCTGATTACCCACACTCATAAAGTTTCTTACTGTGAGGTCTTTAATTTTTATCATAGCTCGTTATAAATATCCAATAGTGTTTTCTTATTAAAACTGTCACTCTCAATAGCGGCAATTTCTTTAGTTACAATTTGATCTACACTTTCAAAAACAGAAATATCAACTTCAGTTGTAATTTCTTCAACTTGCTTTTGCGGTATTAGTGTAATCTCTCTACATTCATGATTTTGAATAAAAGTTTCTTTAATAAATTGTGCTTCTTCGTAACTAATAGGCAAGTCTAATGTAACACGAAGATACATTTTAGGCTTAATAATTTTATCAGTTTCGTCAATTAGCTGACTAAGTTTAATAGTTCTATACTTAGGACAGTTAAACCAGTTTAGGTATTCAGGCTCTTTATTGTTTTCTCTATCAAGTATCATCATTCCGCGGTCATCGTCCCATGCATCTGCATAGTTGTGCGGAAACGCATTACCAATGTAATGTATTTTTCCTTGTACTTGACGTTTGTGAAAATGTCCACTAAACACATACTCTTGATTAGCAAAATGGCTAGGCCGCAAGTCACCATGATCTGGCATTTGTACCATTGCGTTCATATAAAAACTAGGAAGTTCAAAGTGACCAAACATATACTTGGCTTTACACTTTGCAATCTTTTTCCATTCGTCTCCTACTAACCACGGCACCATACAGACATCTTCAATTTCTGTCATTTCGTCTATAATAGTAATGCCTGGAATATGTTTTCCAAATATTGTAGAACTTACATCACGCTTGTCTTTATAATACAAGTCATGATTGCCTACAAACATATAAAAGTTTTCAAAGGCAGCCCCTAACTTCTCAAGACAACGAATAGTTGCATCCATAGTAGTTAAATTTAAACTATTTCTATTGTGATGCCAATCGCCACAAAAAATACCAGTTTCGCAACCGTTATCTTTTGCTTGTTCGATATACCAATCTACGAATTCTTCGCAGTCTTCGTTGTGTACTTTACTATTACCTTTTAATCCTAGATGGATATCGGTAAAAACTGCCGCTTTTTTAAACAAATGATTTCTCCATAGTTAGTGTAACTATTATACACACCTTTACAGCATAAGTCAAGACTTTTTGGCTTCACTCTCACGCTTCTGTGCGGCTTCCCATTCTCCAGCATGTTGTCTAGTATAACTTGGATTCATGTTGTTCATTTCTAAAATATCATCTCTAATGTTTTGATTACGCTTTTCTAAGTTGATAACACGTACAAAACTATTAGTTACAGCCGCAGTATAATAAGCAAATGGATTGTTTGACTTTGATTCATCAAACTGTAAGCCAATTTGTGCTAACTGTAGAATTGCTTGTCCACGCATTTCATCATTATAAGTATATCCACGTACATTGCCTCTTGTTGCATATCTATCACACAACTTCATCCACATCATAGCAAGTTTGTCTGTTGCTTTAGCATGGCTCTTTGAAAAATGTCCGTTTTCCATACCACCTTCCCAATGACTTTTACCAACTAAAATAAGCTCACCTTCGTCATTAAATTTATAATGCTGGAATGGTGGAAAGTTTAGTTTAACTTTTGTATCTGCAATTGTCTTTGGGTTCTTTTTACGTCCTGGTTCTTCTGGAATATGATCAAATGTCATAATACGGAAAATTATTTCTTCTTTAGTAATAGACTTATAAGGCACTTCGCATTCTGCTTGTTTGACCTTTTGTCCTGCCATTTTACGTGCATCGTAATCAGCAACACTTAAACGCTTTGCTTTGTTTCTTTTTGCTTCAGCAATGGTTCTAATGTTAATTTTGTCAATGCTTGGTAATATTATATCGAATTGATTGTAGTCGGTTTCAATGAAACTGCAAAATTTGCTTTTAGACTTGTGTATTTCCTTCAATATATCCTTGTTATTTAGGTAATTTTGTTTCCTCAAGTGATTTCTCCGTAGTTAATGTATATATTATAATATACTCTGTTAATAAAGTCAACTAAATAATACTATAAGGAGAAACTATATGGCACAACAAGATCCACAAAGTACTTTGGAAAAGATACAGGGCAGTGCAATGGACTTAGGCGAGTCTATTTCAAATATTCCTAGTAACGTAGGACAAAAGGTTACTAATGCAATTGCTGATACAGGGTTTGGTAAAGCTCTAAGATCCATAGGTTTGTTACCTGGAGCCGCTCCGTCTGCTGGTACTGGGTTTGTTGATGCTAGATGGGGTTCTGAAATTGATAAAGACTGGCGTGTGCGTTTGTCTGTACCGCAGAATTACAAATCTAGTAAAATGCTTGTCCCACTACTTGAAACTAACGGATTCATGTTTCCATATACTCCTCAAATTATTCTAGAACATAGTGCGAACTATAATGCACTACACCCTACACATAGTAATTATGCGTTTCCTGCATATCAGAACTCACAAGTGAGTGCAATGACATTAATTGGAGACTTTTTTATTGAAAATGAAAAAGAAGCACAATATTGGGTAGCGGCAACTCACTATCTACGTTCAATAACAAAAATGGCGTATGGTGCAACTAGTAATCAAGGTGCTCCACCTCCTGTTGTAAAACTAAACGGATACGGAGATTATATTTTTAAAGATGTACCAGTAGTAGTACAAATGTTTACAATTGAATTACCAAACGATGTTGATTACATTCAAGTAGGTATAGGCGATAACGGAACATGGGTTCCAACACGTAGTTCAATATCAATTGTTGTACAACCAACATACAGTAGAAAGAGTGTTACAAACTTTAGTCTTGATGCATTTGTTAATGGACAGTATGTTATTGACGGAAAAGGATTCATCTAATGGCACAATATGAATCAACAAGTCCGTACAACAGAACAACAATGGTACAAAATCAATACTTAGATATTTTATCAATCAGACCTATCCCAGCAGAGGCAGATGATTTGTTATATACTGTACAAACACAATATACATATCGTCCTGATCTATTAGCATATGACTTATACGGATCAGAAAAGTTATGGTGGGTGTTTGCACAAAGAAATATGGATATTATAAAAGACCCGGTATACGATTTAGTAGCAGGTGTAAGAATTTATCTTCCAAAAGGCGACAACCTAGCACAGCAATTAGGAGTGTAATGTGGCGAACACAAATCCCAACAATGGATCAGTAATTACTACTGGCGTTAATGCGGTTACAAATACAGTAACAAATACAGTATCAACGGCTAGTAATATTGTTGTTGGTGCCGGCGGCATTGCTAGTGGAGTAGTTTCTGGAGTAGTTGGGGAAGCAGTATCTCCTGTTTTAGACCTTGCACAAAAAGGTGGACAAATTGCTGAACTAGTTAAAAACCCTACACTAAGTGGTGCATTATCTTTGTTAGGTAGAGGATTTCCTCCTTATCGAAATGAGTTAGATCAATTTTCAAGTTACAACTATAATTTTACTTTAGGTTGTTTAACAAATATGGAATTAAATTTTCCTCTAAGTTATAGAACACTTGGCCCATTAATTAAAATAATTAAAAGCGGCGGAACAGGTGGAAACAAAGTTCCTACAATTTATGAAACAGATGGCAAAGTAGAATTTTTTATTGAAGATGTTGAATTAAAAAATCATTGTTCTCCTAATCCAGGTACACGATTATCTAATGCACTTAGTATTAATTTTAAAGTTATTGAACCATACAGCATGGGTCAGTTTTTACACAATCTTAGAACAGCCTCACTTGTAGCAGGACATTCAAATTATATCGAAGCACCATTTTTATTGAGTGTTGCGTTTAAAGGTTATGACGACAATGAAAATGTAAAAGCACCTATGTTTAGTCAACGACATTTTCCAATAAAAATTGTTCATGCACAAATGAGAGTAACTGCAAGTGGTGCAGAATATGATGTTAAAGCAGTTGCATATAATGATATGGCAAGTACTGATACTGTTCAAACATCTGTACAAGATATTACTTTCAAAGGTCCTACAGTAGGTGATGCATTACAAAAAGGTGCAGAAAGTTTAACTGCTAAAATTAACGAACAACTTGCAAGAGGACAACAAGCAAGTCAAGTACCAGCCGCAGATCAATATATAATTAGTTTTCCAAAATCAGGAATTTTAGATTCAATTGGCGGCACTTTTGCATCAAGTATAAATTCTGCTACGTCTAAACTAGGATCTGGATTACAAGCAATATACGAAGGTATTACTGGTGATAAAACAGGAGAGTTTGATTCTGGTGCAGTTGCCGAAGCACAAGCGGAAATACAAGCAAGCACAACTCAATCAGCACTTGGAGCTACTTTAAAAGCCTCTGCTGAAACTAACTGGAATGATATTGGTAATAGTCCTATAGTTGACGACCCTAAAGATGCAGGCGACGGTCCATTCCAAGAAGCGTCATTTATAGAAAACCCCGAAAAACCAGGAGTGTTTACAAGAGGTAAACTAACATACGATACAGAATCTAGAACTTTTTCTTTTCCTGCAGGAACTAAAATACAAGATATGATTGAAGAAATTGTAATACTCAGTCAATATGGTTCTACGTTTGCTGAAGCAACTCCGGATGCATTTGGCCGTGTTCCTTGGGTAAGAATTGAAACACAAGTTTATAATGGAACAAGTTTCTTTAATTCGTTATCGACAGGTGCAGATCCTAAAATTTATGTATATAGAGTAGTGCCTTATGAAGTTGATGTATCAAATATTGCCGCTCCTAGATCTAGTGTACTAGCTACATTTACAAGACAAGCCAAAGCTATAAAAGCATACAACTACATATATACTGGACAAAATACAGATATTATAGATTTTGATCTAAACTTTAATATGGCATTCTTCACAGGAGTACAAGCCAATAGAGGTCAAAGACAACAAGATAGTTTATTTGCAACAATATCACAATGGGCAAGAGGTGATAGGGAAACTGCAACAACAACTGAAAGTGCAGTTGCATTGAGTCCTGCTGGCGCAGACGGAGCGGCACCAATTAGAAATATATCCGGTACAGACCTACCAGCTGCCGGCGGTGGCGCAAAAGAAGGCGCATTAACTAGCCTTGCTAGAAACTTAAACAATATGGTCATACATAGTGACAATGACATGATTGGAGTTGATCTAACAATACACGGTGATCCTTATTTCCTAGCTGATGCAGGAACGGGTAATTTTGTAGGATTAGCTAATCCAGTAAACAATGCAATTACAATTGATGGGTCAATGAATCCAATTGATGGTGAAGTGCATATAGTATTAAACTTTAGAACACCAATTGACTATGATGATGAATCAGGATTTGTAAAGTATCCATTAGGTGGCTTTTTACCAATTGCAATGTTCAGCGGAGTATATCAAGTAATTTTAGTAGAGAATAGATTTAAAGACGGAATGTTTACACAAACATTAAAACTAATGAGAAAACGTAATCAAGATCTAACACTTAGTGCTATTGCAGGAGCATTACTAGATACTAAAGCTGGTAAGGCAATTGGCGCAGGTCTAAGTAAACACTTAATAGAACCAACAGCAGATGGATTAGATGACACAACATGAGTACTGATACTAGAACACAAACACGAGAACAAAACAACCCCGGCATATATGTTGGCATTGTAGTAAGCCATCTTGACACAACAATGATGGGTGGTGTAGAAGTTGAATTAACAAAACGATCTAACAGTGGTAACTTAGTTGACTATGTACAATGTCATTATGCTAGTCCGTTCTTTGGAAGTACACCTGCTAGTGGAATGTCTAATAATGCTTCTTATGCAGATACACAAAAAAGCTATGGCTTTTGGGCAGTTCCTCCGGACATTGGTTCTAGAGTAATTGTTATAATGCCAGAAGGTGATTTTTCAAGAGCATACTGGATTGCATGTGTACCAGATACAGGCACTAACTTTATGACTCCGGGATATTCATCTACAACATTCAACAAAGATGATAGTGGTACAGCATTGCCAGTAGGCGAATATAATAAAATACAAGAAACAGGCGAAGGCGGCGATCCTACTAAATTTTTAAAACCAGTTAATACTGTAGAAAAAGAACGTTTAGAAACCGCAGGCCTTGACAAAGATCATATCAGAGGAACAAATACTTCAAGTGCAAGACGAGAAGCACCTAGTGCTGTTTTTGGATGGAGTACACCTGGGCCATTAGATATGGCAGGACCGACACATAGTTATGGTAAACCAGGTAGACAAGTTAATAGACCGTTTAATAGACTAGGCGGATCAAGTTTTGTAATGGACGATGGCGATCATACTTTAGTTAGAAAGAAACCTGCTAGAGGCGAAGCAGGTGTTGCTGGCAAAATGGAATACGCTAACATAGATGCTAATGAAACAGACGGGGACGATTTATATCCTGCAAGTGATTTAATGAGATTAAAGACTAGAAATGGTCATCAAATCTTAATGCATAATACAGAAGATTTAATTTATATTTCACATGGTAGCGGAAACAGCTGGATTGAAATGTCAGCAAATGGCAAAATTGATATCTATGCTAAAGATAGTATCAGTATGCGTTCAGAGCAAGACATTAATTTTTATGCTGATAGAAACATTAATTTTGAAGCAAAAAAAGATGTTAACATAACTAGTGGAGTAGACACATATATCCACGCAGTTGGCAGTTGGAATATATTAGCAGATGTTGATGGCAAACTTGCCGCAGTAGGTGATACTAATATTAATGCTGGCGGTGACCACAAAGAAACTACTGAAGGAAAAATATTCATGAATAGTTCTAATGGTGCTGATAAAGCTGGAATGGCTAAAGTTCCAGTTCGTGTACCTGCACACGAGCCATGGAGCGATCATGAAAATCTTGATCCAGAGAACTTCCTACCAGAAGAAACAGAAGCAAAGACGTTAACTGAAGAAGAAGAAGGACCTACTAGATTAGGTTTGCTTGACAATGGTAACACTGACGAAGTAGCAGAGTTACCTACAATACCGGATACATTCATAAGACAAACCTAAGGTAAATACGATATGAGCAGTTTAGAAAAAAGTTTATACAAAGAAATTAAAGTTAAATCTAATAAAAATTTAGATCAGATTGCTGACAGCGGACCTACATATAAAGGATTTAGCACAGTTAGTTCTGAATCTAATTCTCATGTATTATACGACATTGCTCTAATCAAACAAGATATTATTAATCACTTTCATATTAGACAAGGCGAAAAATTGTCAGATCCTGAATTTGGCACTATTATATGGGACATCATTTTTGAACCATTAACTGAGGATGTTAAAAATGCAATCATACAAAATGTATCTAGAATTGTAAATTATGATCCTCGAGTACAAGTTAATCAAATAACTGTTGATTCTTATGAAACAGGCATACTTGTTGAATGTGAATTAGCGTACCTTACATATAGTATTGTTGAGAAGTTACAATTCAAATTTGATGAGGCTGCCGGCTTCCTACAATAATATACGCACTTATTAATATCTGCTAAATATTAGTATAAACAAGGAAACGCTAATGTCCTCTACAGATAGACAAAATAGGTTATTACAGACACAAGATTGGAAGAGAGTTTACCAGTCTTTCCGTAATGCTGATTTTCAAAGTTACGACTTTGATAACTTACGAAGAACAATGATACAATATCTAAGGGAGAACTATCCCGAGGATTTCAACGACTATGTTGAATCAAGTGAATATCTAGCGTTAATAGATCTAATAGCCTTCCTTGGGCAAAACATTAGCTTCCGTATTGATCTAAATGCTAGAGAAAATTACTTAGAACTTGCAGAGCGTAGAGAATCAGTTCTCCGTTTAGCACGTTTGCTTTCATATAATCCAAAACGTAATCAAGTTGCAAACGGTCTTTTAAAAATAGACAGTATTAGAACTTCTGAAGAAATTATTGATAGTAACGGCACAAACTTAGAGAATCAAACTATTGTATGGAATGATCCTGCTAATACTAATTGGTACGAACAGTTTATAAAAGTAATGAATACAGCATTACCAGTTAACGGCACATACGGCAGACCAAATAAAAAAGAAAATATATCTGGCATTAGTACAGAACAATATAGATTTAACAGTATAAATGATAATGTTCCTACATATAGCTTTAATAAAGTTATCGATGGTAGAGCAACAAAGTTTGAAGTTGTATCTACAGATTTAACAACTACAATTTTAGAAGAAGCACCGTTTCCAGGTAATAACTTTGCGTTCTTATATAGAGATGATGGCAAAGGTCCATCAAGTAACAATACAGGATTTTTTAGTCACTTCCGTCAAGGCATATTAGACCAAGGAACGTTTTCAATTACTAATCCTTCAAGCAACCAAACAGTTGCAATTGAAACACCTAACATTAACAATACAGATGTATGGTTATATGATCTTGATAGTACAGGTTCAGAACAAGAATTATGGACAAAAGTTGATTCGTTAGAAGGCAACAACATCATTTATAATTCTGTACAAAAGAATAATAGAAAAATTTACAGTGCATTAACTAGAGTTGATGACAGAGTTAGTTTAACATTTAGTGACGGCACATTTGGCGACTTGCCTAAAGGTAATTTTAAAATTTACTTTAGAACAGGACTAAATCAAAGAGTTACAGTTAGACCAAATGACTTTAGAAATATTACAGTTAATATTCCTTACTTGTCTAAAAAGGGCAGAGAAGAAAAAATTACTATTGTTTATAGTTTAAAATATACTGTAGATAATAGTTCAGTTAGTGAATCAACAGAAAGCATTAAATCGAGAGCACCGTCAACATACTATACTCAAAATAGAATGATTACTGGTGAAGATTATCAAGTTGCTCCATTATCAATTAACCAACAAATTATTAAAACAAAAAGCGTTAATAGAACGTCAAGCGGTATTAGTAGATACTTTGACTTAGTTGATGCAACTGGAAAGTACAGTCAAACAACATTATATGGTAACGATGGTGTTGTGTATAAAGAGTATCAAAACAAAATAAAATCATTTACATTTACAACAAGAACAGATGTTGAAGGTGCAGTTGAAAATACTCTTATTCCAATATTACAAGACACAAAAGTAAGAAACTATTATTTTGATAAGTTTCCAAGAATTCTTACTAGAGACCTAAATATTAATTGGCAACAAACAACTAAAGAAACAGAATACACAACAGGCTTTTTTAGTAACATTGATAGTGTTCCGTCAACATTAGGATCTTTTACAAGTTCAATTTTACGATTAGTTACTGAAGGTACACTTATTAAATTTGTATCTCCTGGGTTTGTAGCAAAAACTAATCCAAGCGATCCTGATACTAGTACAGACCACTTTGACAAAAACGGAAAGTTAGTTAGCGGTCCAACATCAATTGTTGGCGACTCTTACTACAAATGGGTTAAAATAATTAGCATTAACGGCACAGGGTTTGAACAACGTGAAGACGGCCAAGGCGCTGTAATATTAAACGAAGTTGTTCCAACAAATGCTGTACTAGCAGAAGTTAAACCTCCACTTGCAAATGATTTATCAACAGGTGTTAAACAACAACTATATGATCAAATTTTTGCATACAAAGTATTTGGTTTACGATTTGATCAAATTGATGCTCAATGGAAACTAGTTACAGAAAACAACCTGTCAATAGGTTCAGAGTTTTCAACTGGTAAAACAGGCGATACTACTAACCAGCAATTAGATGCAAGTTGGTTAATGTTATTTGAAAATAACGGCGAAACATATACAATAACATTTAGATCAATGCGTTATGTTTTTGAAAGTGATAATGAAATAAGATTCTATTACGATTCAAATGATAAAATTTATAATAATAAAACTGGTAAAATTGTAAAAGATACAGTTACAGTGTTGAATATTAATCCTAAAGATACTACAGCAGATCCTACTCCGTTTACACAAGACTTTAAATGGGAAATCGTTGATGCATATAAAGATGCAGAAGGATATGTTGATAGTAAAAAATTAGAAGTAAGTTATTATGATGATGACGAAGATGGTATTGTAGATGATGCTGACTTGTTTGATGAAATTGTATCACCTACTATTAATACAACATCAAAGTATATCATATTTAAAAAGTATATTACTAATGACGGTGTTGAAGACTTTAATTATTTTAATAATTCTTCACAAGCAATAACAGTGTTAAACACTAAATCAGAAATATTACCGTTTAGTAATTATAATGATGGAGATATTTTCTATTATATAGATCAAGATATATTTGAAGTACTAGATTTAACAGCATTAAAATTAATATTGACTACAGATTATAAAGCAAGACTTGGAAGAGACAATATTAAATTTAGATATATTCATGCTTCCGGCAGTGAATCAAGAATTGATCCAAGTGCAAGTAATATTATTGACATGTACTTGCTTACAAGAAACTATGATAATGAATTTAGACTTTGGTTAACACAAGGTGCTGTAACTAAACCACTTCCACAAAGTTCAGATCAGTTGTATATAGACTATGGTCAAGAATTAAACAAAATTAAATCACTCACAGATGAGATCATTTATCATCCAGTTAAATACAAGATACTATTTGGAACAGAGGCACCAGACGATTTGAAAGCTAAATTTAAAATTGTTAAAAATCCAGATAAAGTTATTAACGATAATGACGTAAAGGCAAGAGTTATAAATGCAATTAATGAATTTTTTGCATTAGACAATTGGGACTTTGGAGAAACATTTTACTTCTCAGAATTATCAAATTATGTAATGTCGCAACTAACACCAGATGTATCAGCATTTGTTATTGTTCCTGTGCAAGATGATCAAGCATACGGATCATTGCACGAAATAAAAGCAGAAGCAGATGAAATTTTTATTAGTGGTGCAATAGTTGACAACATTGATATTATCGATGCTATTACAGCATCTAAACTAAAAGCAGAAGGCTCTATTGTGTCTAAATCAGTAACAGCAAATGTAGGTGTACAAAGCACAACGGTTGTAAGCAACGCTACTGATATTACAAGCACAAGAGCAACAACAACTACTTCTACACCAAGTAGCAGTAGTA